ATATTAGGAGTGTACATAGGCTGGCTTGCGCGCAGGCCACAAGACCTACAATAAAACCAACCACCTTTATTATCAGCTTTACAATGCTGACACTTCACTAAGCACCACCGACAACTAACGTCATAATTCTATCACCAGCTAGTGTTGCGTGAGTAATAGAAATTATAGCATTATTTGTAGAATCCAATGATGCTACATAGTCTTTAATGTCGCGAGCCATAGTTCCAGCATCGCCAGTTTCATCTCCGGGGTTACCGGGATGAATAAAAACTTTTACTTTTACATTGCCATATGCAGCCATATTATTCCTCTTTTAACTTTAATTCTTTGGATATTCGGGGCTAACCCTTTGTACGATTAGCCCCACAGAAATCCAATCTGTTACCCTTATGATTTCAGGTTATGAAGTAGTAATTGCGTCATCAATACCGGACATAGCTTCTGCTACGTACTCACCACCAGTGAACATAACATTAATGTAATCACCTTTTTGTGCTGAAGTACCAACAATTACATTAGATACCTGAGTACCTATTGTAGAGTTAGAAGCATTACCACCGGCATCTTTCATTACCAAGCTAATAATTGCACTACCAGCAGCGATTGTAATAGCGCCAGTTGGTGTCTCTTCTTCTACAATAAACTTGTAGTGACATCCATCAACGCCAGTTGATGCTGTTGGAAGTGTAATTTGATACGCACCATCACCAGAACTGAGCATGAAAACTTTTCCACTATCAGCTTCTACTAATGTACGTGCTACGGTAATCGGTTCTATCTTTTTTAGAAATCCGCCTTTACCACTATTCTTTTCTCTGGTTGCAGCTCTCATTATTCATTACCTCCTAGATTAAGGTGCTGTGTAAGCAGATTCAAAGTTAAACAAAGCGTGTGCTTCAGGAAGAGAAACTTCAAGACCAGCTTCTGTAAGAACCATGTCTTTACGTAAGTCTTCGTCTGCACTTTGTACGTTTGTCATAATATGAGTGTCTCTGTTTACGCCATTACCAACTAAAGGTCTGTAAGCTACTTGGTCAAGGTCAACAAGACACATGAATCCAGCAGCAAAGCCTCTGAATAATGGTTCTTTTACAAGAGTAAGGTCGCCATGAATGGTTTCAACTTTCATTACCTTGTGACCGTATACTCCTCTTTCCTGCGCCATCAATGGATGTGCAGCAGAGTATGCACTAGATAGGAATGTTGAAGAACTTGCCAACTTGTTAAAGAACGTAATAACTGGTAGCGAGCAAAGAGCTAGCTTTGCACCTGAACCACCGCGAGCAGGGTCAAATACAACTTCTAAGTCTGCAAGTAATGCGTCATAGGTAAACTGTGAATCATCTCTAGTTGAGAAATATCCTTTGTCTTCAGTATAAGATAACTGTGCGTTGTCTTTTACTTGAGACTGTGAATTTTTCACAATACTACCAACGATACCATCTGAATATCCGATACCATTAACACTACCACCTTGACCGAAAAGCATTGCTCTTTCGATATCTACTTTGTGCTCTCTTAATTTAAGATTCCAAATTCTATCGAACTCACTTGCGTATCCTCTGTAAACGGTAGCTCTTGCAGAATTAGTTAATTCACAAGAGGTCTTGAATATCTGAGTGTATCCAATACCGTTGTCGAGCTCACGAGAGAATGAGTCAGGAGAACCTGAACCTTCTTCAAAAGCACTACCAATAACAGTACACTTCGTTTGGTCAGCGGCTGCTGTTGTTGAGCCAGTTGCCGCAGAAATTGTGCGACCTGTAAAGGTTGTTGCACTGCCAGTGTCTACTGGAGAGCTTTCAATACGTACAATAGCTGTCTCAGGCTCTTTGGTTGATGCGTTTGTTTCACCAACAGCAAATACCATACCTTTAATTAGGAAGTCTACTGACGCTTCGCCATCTGTTTCTACCGTGTAAGTAAGTGTACTTCCAGCAGCAGGAACAGTGTGAGCAGCTGCAAGCTGGAAACTTCTATCAGTCATATCAATCTTGTTTCTGTCTTTCAGCCACCTAAACTGTGGGTCGTCCGTTGGGACTTTGGCTACCTTGGATAAGTAAACAAAAAATGGTGATTCTTCTGGAGCGAGGTCTGCTACTCTATCACTAAAGTTAAACAGTCGTCTCGAAGGAATCGTACTATCGATTACCGCACCGGGGTCTCCAACCTTCAACGGATGAGGATTATTATATGTTGACATTATATAATTCCTTCCATTTGTTAGTTAATTAAAGTACGCTATTCCGACTTCCCGCTTTTACGATACCGTCCCAAATTTTACTTTCTTCAGTTTTAGGAGAGCTAGGTGCTCCGCCTTGAAGAACGCCAGCCGTTCTTGGCTGTTCTTGAGCTTGTCGTACAGCTTGAGCAGTCTCTGGGCCGTTTCCTTTATTCTTAACGTCCCGAAATAGCTTCACCAGATTTGATAACCCAACAGACTCTTTTGGTTGTGTAACAAATCCCATAAACTCTTTGACATCCGTGTCAGAAAATTTATAGGTATTACGCAATTCATTAACAGTATTGTTGTATGTTATCTCCTCTTGCATTTGTTGCTTTTGTTGCGCCATCGCATTGTCAACTACATCTTTGGCAAGCTGCATCTCTTGATTCAGCCTGAACTTGAAAGATGGTGACTCTGGATTATAATACGCATCCCAAGGGTTAAAATCTTCCGCTTTTAAACCGGGTTGATTGTTTTGCTGAGGTTCTGCTGGCCGATTCATATTTTCTTGTAAGACATTTACTAAATCAGGTCTGTTTTCTAAAAGCTCACCAAGTGGCTCTAGTCTACGAAGCTTATCGTTCTCAGCTTGTGATTTATCGTACATTGACTGAAACTTCTTTGCTTCTAACTCCCATTCATTTAGAGGAACCGTTTCGCTTTCAACACTTTGCTCTGGAGCAGAATAATCCACTTCGTCAACTGCGTCAACTTGTGGTTGTGTTTCTGCAACATTTGCTTCAGTATCGTAAGCAGCGTTGGTTTCTTCTCTTACTTCTGCTATGATGTCGTTGCCTTGATTTGCTAAACCATCAGCGGTTTGCATGGCCTCTGTCTGTGTATTGTCCATTGTATCTCCTTAATAGATGTCTCTATGCTTCTGGAGCAGAACTAGCGTCTTTTCTAACATTTGCTAATTTCTCCGCTTCGAGCTTCACCTTTGTTTGTAGATTGTTTAATTGAACTCTCCTATCAGCTTTGGCGTCTGAAGCGATATCTTGTAATCGAGATTTAAATTTCTCAACCTCGACACGTTTTCTATCGCTAACAGACTCCCTTTGGGCAGTCTGGAGGTCACCCTCCAAATTCTTTATTTGTTCTTCCATTGCCTGTATCTGTCTTTGCATCAATGCTCTTTCTTCAGTACGGCGCATAATACCTTCCTTGTCAAATATTTCTGGATTCTTTTTAAGCACTTCTTGCTTGTCTACGATACCCATACGGAACGCTTCCATATAGACACCAAGTTCGGCCCATTTATTTGTTGGCAATGTAGAACCGGGTTCAATGCGAATGTCATGCTGAGCTAAGTTATGTCTTTCTTTCTTAATGTCAAGAATAGTTCCAACATTATCATCGTACATATTAACTGTTGCCTCTGTTATGTCGTTATTCGCACTAATTAATCTAAAAATCTTTTTGTATGTATAATGTCCTTTGGACAAATTGTATAGCACTTGACCAAGGCGATTAATACTAAACTCAATATCTCTAAGTTTTGACTTGGGTCTTTCTGTTCCAAGTGCAATCATACGTTCTGTACCCGCAACGGTTTCAGGTGCTTTATCGGAAAATCCGTGCATCATCTCTGGCAAACCAAACGTAAAGTCTATATAAAACTCACACTGTTGTATTAGTCTGTAAAACTCAGAAGCTAATGGTTGGGGCGCAGGAAAGTGTGGCTCTCCTTGAGTAGAGTCAACTTCTATTACTGCATTAGGATTAGCCCAGTCTCTCTCTAGTTGACCGATATCTTCAACGCTACCTAATGGAACTAATAGCTTGAGTCCACCAGACGCTTGAGCATGGGAAACAGCAAGTGACCAAAGTTTATTAAGAAGACGTTGCATTGGTCTAGCACGAGATACATCTGACTTTGGATACGGTGTTTCTGTAAATATATTTGGAAAAGGTACGATTGGATAATGGTCTGTATTGAGAATTGTTTCATATAATACTATTTGACCAATACTTGCACACACTTTAACACGTGTTTGCTGTATTGGTATTACTTCATATTGATTTACTTCTATCTGTTCTCTATTATTTTCTACAAATTCTTCATACTCAGCTTCACCTAATACTGTTTCTTCGCCATTTTGCATATCGATAACACGATAGAATGTGACTTTTGTCTTATAAAATCTTTCTAGTATCTGATATTTGTTTCTTTCGTAATATTCTAATTCGTTTGTTTCCGCAGGCGTATAAACTTTTCTAGTATTACTATTCATTGCGTCAGGGTAATCTTCTTCAAGGTATGTTTCTAAGTCTTGAATAATCCCTGCCTCTGTCTCTCCTGTCTCTTCGTTTTTTTGCTCTCCTAATTCTGGGTAGAGGTTTGTAACTTGTTCACCTGTAAGTATAGTAGAAAGGATAACGCTCTCGGCGTCATCGTACCATCGGTTGCGCGTATTAGGGGAAACATAGACCCTGAAAGGATTTACATATGTGAACTTTACATCACCTCTACCGAAGTCTGACTCTGGGTCAACGTAACAATACAGATAACCCATACCTGTTGTTGCGTAATCGTGAATGGCTTGTTTTAGTTGCCAGTCACCATTTGACTGTCCCCAGATAAAACCCATAATAGTTCTCCATAGTGAAGCAACTTTTACATCTGAATCTTCTCTTGGGGTAATTGTAAAAGCTGGTGAACGAGATGTCAACACCGCTTTGAATTTTTCTATGGCTGGCCCAATCCTGTCCATTGGGACGTCTGCTTGATTACGAGATTGTAAATCATCTACCTCTGCTGCGGTAAAATGATTTCCGTGATAAAAGTCTATATCATAACGAGATTCTGTATCCCAACTCTGCCTTGCATCTCTATACCTTCTGTACAGCTCTTGGTTGTAGTCAGCTCGTTTATCTTTTTCTAATACCATTAATTATTTTCGTTTCCTAGTCTTTGTACTAATACTCTGTTAATTAATCCTTTAACCGATGGATTTAATGTTTCTGGAGCAATCATCTTTCTTTGTAGCAATGCTCCTTGTCTTTGAGAAAGTGGCGTTGCAAACCCAAATGCTGACATATACGCCTCTGAAAGTTTTGGCACTTTACTTTGAGACATAATCACCATACCGTCTTCTTCGGCTATGGTTGTATTATAGGTGTCAGGCTTTACGGGACGCACTCTTTTTTCATTTTCAAGTAATGACATAAAGTTTGCCATTTGCTCTCTTTCCATTTCAGCTGCCTCTTCTTCTGTCGCTGCATAGTTCATAAACGCTTCAAACTCCGGTCTACTAACAGAACCAGAAGGCATACTTGTTACCTCACCAAAGTTTCGTAAACCCATGTCAGATGCCTTAACCTGACCGCCTTCTTGCATTGGCATACGCTGTTTTGATGGTGGTATTTTAGACTTTTTCATTCTTTCTAATAGTTTTTTAACATCAGCCTCAGTATCCATAGGCTTGCCTGTAAATGGATTTAAACTTCTACGATACTCTAAAGAATCCATAAATGATTCAAAGTTTTCTTCGGCTTGTTTTTCTAAATCTTTAACGCTGTAAGCAAGTGAATCTGGTGGGCCAAAGTACACATTAGGATTACGCATCTCTTGTTGTTTGCGTGGCTGTACTTGACCACCCTCTTGATACATTCTAGGATTCATGCGTTGCATGGGGCTAAAGTTCATAGCAGGATTCATAGGTCTTTGCATCATAGGTTGTTCATCTACCATACCGCCCATTTGCATCTTACCCATAGATTTGGCTATTGCCATACCGCGTTTGCGTTCGTACTCTGATATTTTACCATCTTTATTTAAGTCTGATTTCTTTTTATCGAAACCAGTGCCTTGATTAAACATTCTACGGCTGTGTACCTCTCCACCTTCTTCGTACTGTACCATACCACCTTGCTCTTTACCAATTAAGTTTTTTAGAAAACCTAGTGGTGATTTTTTGTTTTGTCTATCAAAATATCCCTC